CGTAATTGAATCAATGCCATCTGCTAATGAGCCTGCTCGTGGTGAATCTGTATACTTGGCCATCATTGACGAAATGGCGTTCTTACCTAACCCTGAAGAAGCCTGGGCATCAATAGAGCCTATTGCTGACGTAGGTGGTCGAGTAATCTGTCTGTCTACCGCCAAGGGTGAAGGTAATATATTCTTTAATTTGTGGCATGGTTCCCAAACTGGGACTAATCGTTTCCGTGGAATCTTCTTTCCATGGTCAGCATCAGACAGAGACCAAGCCTGGTATGACGCGCAAAAAGCAGAACTACCACCATGGCAATTACATCAAGAGTACCCATCAAATCCCGAAGAAGCCTTTATTCGTTCGGGGCGTCCAGTATTTGACATTGATGCTTTAATGAAGTTTATAACTGAAGTTCCTAAAAAAGGTTTTAATAAAAAGCTTTCAGATATTAGGAACTCTTACATGTTTGAATCTTCTGGTGGCCCTTTATCCATATGGCAATTGCCGCAAGCAAGCGCTAGATATGTTATTGGAGCTGACGTTGCTGAAGGTTTAGCTAGAGGTGACTATTCTGCTGCTCATGTGATTGATGCTAAGTCCGGACAGATTGTTGCTCACTGGCACGGGCACGTAGACCCAGACAAGTTCGGAGAAGATATATTATATGCATTAGGCTTCTTTTATAATGAAGCTTTAATAGGTGTTGAATCTAATAACCACGGTTTAACAACTTTAACATCTTTACATAAAGCTAATTATATTAATCTTTATAGACAACGTCAATTAAATACACGACATTCAGAACCGGGAGAAAAACTGGGTTGGCGCACAACAACCTTGTCAAAGCCTCTAGCCATAGACGAACTCAATGCCAACCTAAGAGACGGTGCTTTAGATTTAAAGTGTGAATATACTATTGCTGAACTTAAGACCTTTGTCCGTGATGACAATGGGGCTACACATGGCTCTCCTCATGACGACCGCGTGATGTCCCTAGCCATTGCTAACCAGATGCTTAAGTATGTTTGGCTACCAGAGTACACCCCTAAAACTGACCCTGCATTTGGCACGTTAGCTTATTTTGCTAAGACTGTTATCAAGAAAGATAAGACTCGTGACCGCAATTGGATCGGTGAATTTAATAATTACTAGACATGTAAAAAGTTTTATAGTATAATAGGAGATATATGAAGTGTTCAACCTGCGAAAGACCGATTGACTCAGAAAATGACCTGAAGAGGCAGCTTTGCTTCAAGTGTCATGTTAAGGGTGTACGATTAGGCTTTACTTATGGGCAAGAAGCTTTTCATGGACCAACTGAAAGAGAACAGCAAAGAGCTATGGAAGATTCCCCAAGATTTAAAGCCGGCGAGATTGAAAAGATTCCCGCAAGAAAAGAACTAATCTAATGGAATGGCTAGTGCCGCTAGTAGTTGCCGTTATTGGTGGACCACTAGTTGTTGTAGTCCAAAGCCTTAGAAAAGAAAACACTAGTCAACATGCTGAAGCTAGAGAACTATTAAAGATGGTTGCTAGTAAGGTAGATAAAGTAGATGACAAGTTAGATGGCCATATCTCGTGGCATTTAAAGAAACCCAAATCAAAACCAAATAAGGAACAATAATCATGGCCAGTAAAAAACTTTCAGCAAAACCAACAATGAGAGAAGCATTCCAAGCCGCACAAGGCCCAGCTGTAGCAAGACGAGATGGCAGCGGCAATGGTCAAGGTCCTGCAGTTGCTAGACCAGTTAACAAAAAAGCTACTAAAAAAAGTTATCCAAAGAAAAAATAATGAATAGAAAACCAGTTTGGGAAACTCCCAATCCAAAGAGCAAATCAAAGAAGCTATCACCAGCTAAAAAAGCAGCGGCAAAAGCTTCTGCAAAAGCAGCAGGTAGACCTTACCCAAATCTAATTGATAATATGAAAGCTGCAAAGAAATAATGGCTAAGACTGCTGCATGGCAACGCAAAGAAGGCAAGAGCCCTACAGGTGGATTAAATGCTAAGGGTCGTGCATCAGCAAAAGCTGAAGGCATGAATTTAAAACCACCAGTATCAGCTAAGCAAGCAGCAAAGTCACCAAAGGCCGCAGCAAGAAGAAAATCATTTTGTGCAAGGATGGAAGGTAATCCAGGACCAATGAAAGATTCTAAAGGAAGACCAACACGTAAAGCGTTGGCATTAAAGAAGTGGGACTGCTGATATGGCGCGTCAAAGTAACTCAGATAAGTTAAGTCAGTACAGACAAAAAATTGACCTGTCACAAAAAGTATTACAAAATCAAAACTATATTCAACTTTGGCAACGTTTAATTAACTTATATCGTGGTAGACATTATCGTGGTGCTGGAGCCGGTGATAGATTGCTTGTTAACGTTGCGTTTTCAACTATTAATACTCTAGCTCCTGCAATTGCTATTGGTCGTCCAAAGATTAATGTTAATCCACGTAGACCAGAAGATGGTGACAAAGCTGTTGTAACAGAATCAATTATTAACTATTGGTGGCAGCATTATGGTTGTCAACCAGAGTTCCAAAGAGCAGCAAAAGATTATTTGATTATGGGTCATGGTTGGGTCAAGACTGGTTATCGTTTTGTTGAAGAGGCCAAACTTGATAATATTGAAGACACTGCTGATGAAGCTGCGAGTACGGAAAATCCACCAACAGGTGATGTCGAATCAACATTTATAATTAGAGAAGACCGTCCATTTTTAGAGCGCGTTGACCCATTTAACATGTTTGTGGATCCTTATGCAACAGATATGAATGACCTACGTTGGATTGCACAAAGAAGTCGCCGCACATTAAAAGATGTTAAGAATGATGAACGTTATGATTATTCTGCAAGACAAAATGTAGGACCATCTATTAACTCAGCGTCAGTAGACTACCTAACTACAAATGCTTATGATAACAACTATGATTCACAAGAAGCTATGTGTAACATTTTTGAGTATTATAATATTGATACTGGTGAAATGTGTATATTTTCAGAGACTGGTGACAAGTTTTTAGTTAAGCCAATAAAGATGCCGTATGTATTTGGTCATCCTTTTATCATGTTGCGTAACTACGAAATCCCTGGATTCTTTTATCCAATGGGTGAACTAGAAGCAATTGAACCATTGCAGTACGAATTAAATGAAACTCGTACACAGATGATGAACCATAGAAAGCGCTTCTCCCGTAAGTATCTATTTAGTGAATCAGCATTCGATGATGTTGGACGTCAAGCTTTGGCATCAGACGATGACAACGTATTGGTTCCGGTAAAAGGTAATGAGAATTTAAGTAACGTAGTTGCTGCAATGCCGGCCTATATTAACCCACCTGAGTTCTACCAGATGAGTGCTTCAATTGAAGCAGACATTGACCGTGTGTCAGGTGTATCTGAATATCAGCGTGGTTCTATTCCAGAGACTACTCGTACCGCCCGCGAAGCATCAATCATTGCTGAAGCTGGTAATGCTAGAGTATCTGAAAAACTTATTCAAATTGAAAATTGTATAGCTGCATGTGCTTCTAATCTTATAATGCTAGCCCAACAGTATTTAACTGGTGAGCAAACTGTAAGAATAGTAGGCAGTGAAAATGCACCAGTGTGGTTAACATTTGATAAAGATTATATTGCTGGTGAGTTTGACTTTACAGTTGAGGCTGGATCCACAGCTCCACGTAACGAAGCTTTCCGTAGAGATATGGCTATGCAGATTGTTTCGGCAATGCAACCATTTGCCGAAGCAGGACTTGTCAACCTACCTAAGTTGGCTGAGTATGTTTTAAGTACTGGATTCGGAGTAAAGAATGCATCAGCATTTTTGCAACAACCACCAGCACCTGAAGCTCCTCCGGGTATGGAAGGTATGCCACCAGAAGGTATGCCACCAGAAGGTATGCCACCAGAATTAATGGCTGCTTTACAGGGTGGACAAGGTGGTCCTCCACAGCAAAGTCTACCACCTGAGCTGCTAGCTGCTTTACAAGGTGGACAAGGTGGTCCACCACAAGCCGGCATGGAAGGATTACCGCCTGAATTAGCAGCTGCACTGCAGGGTGGAGCACCAGGGGGTTTACCAGCTGAAGGTGGCACTCAAGGATTACCTCCTGAATTAGCAGCTATTTTAGCCCAAGCTCAAGGAGAACTTCCTTCTGGGCCAGAAGTACCAGCTGAATTAGAAGGTATGCCACCAGATTTAATTCAAGCAATACTCTTAGCTGAACAGCAAAGACAAGCCGGTCAGTAATACAAGTAATAAGGTTTATGTAAAAAACTTTACATATATATAGGAACAACCAATTAGAAGGATAGGATTCCAAATGAGTGATATAAACAATGATGCTAGTGCTAGTACTGAAGTAATCGACCCCATTATCGAAGATGGGCAAGTCGAGGAATTAGGTGAAGCAGGCGTAATAGAAGAGCCAGAGTTATTCGACTTTACACAGTATAACGACAAAGTTGTTAAGCTACAAGTAGATGGCGAAGAGGTACAAGTACCGTTACAAGAGGCTCTAGCTGGGTACCAGCGTCAAGCGGATTATACCCGTAAGACACAGGAACTTAGTGAACAAAAAAAGCAAGTACAGTATGCTAGTGCGTTGCAGGAAGCCCTGCAAAACGACCCAGCTGCTACCTTGCAGTTGCTTCAACAGCAATATGGTCTAAATGTTCAACCTGAAGAGGAAGAATGGATGGATCCAGCTGAAAAGCAATTCCGTAGTTTAGAGCAAAGAATTGCAGCTTTTGAATCAGAAAAAGCTTTAGACGAATTGCAAAAAACTATTGATAAATTACAAAGCAAGTATGGTGAAGATTTTAATCCAGATGAAGTTGTAGCTAAAGCTTTAGCAACAGGGTCAACTGATTTAGAAGCAATCTTTAAACAGGTTACTTTTGATAAAGTTTATTCTAAAGCTTCTGAATCCAGTAAAAAACTGGCTGATGAACAAGCTAGAGTTCAAGCTAAGCGTTCGGCAACAATTGTTTCCACAGGCTCATCTTCTAAGGGTGGAAGTACAACCACTACTACACAACCTAAAACAGTATTTGAAGCCTTTGAACAAGCCAAAAAAGGTTTGGGGCTTTAACCAAAACACTAACATTATAAGGAGAAAATAAAATGACTTCACCAAACGTGAACTCTGTAGACATGAATGCACTGTTTTCAACGACATTGCAAAATTACCAACCAACGCTGGTTGACAACATATTCAAAGACCTGGTGCTCTTGAACCACATGAATTCAGGTGGAAGAGTTGTTATGGAAGAAGGCGGAACCCAGATAGTTGAGCCAGTACTCTATGAGGAAAACACAACTGCTGCATCGTACGCTGACTACGATAACATTTCTTTGACTCCACAAGAAGGCATCACGTCTGCTATTTACAACTGGAAGCAGATTGCTGCATCCATTGCAATTAGCGGTATTGAAGAAGCCAAGAACCGTGGAACCGAAGCAATAATCAAGTTGCTAAATGCTAAAATTATGCAAGCCGAAATGTCAATTAAGAAGCTCGTCAACGACCAGCTCCTTAGTTCCAATGACGGTGTAACTAACCCACTTGAGTTTAATGGTATCGGCGGTTTTGCTGGTTCATTAAACACAGCAGTTGGTGGCATTGACGGAGCAACCGAAGCATGGTGGAACCCAACCATTCCAGCAGGTATTCAGAACGTTGAATTAGAGCTTGTTAACATGGCAAACGTGTACAACAATGCATCAAAAGGTAACGACACACCAGACCTCATCATCACAACTGAGCCATTGTTCAGCAAGTATGAGTCGTTGTTAACACCAAACGTACGTTACCAGGACGTAGCTAAGGCTAACTCTGGTTTCCAAAACTTGATGTTCAAGCAAACACCAGTTGTGTTTGACCTTGCAATGCCAGGTAACCAATCATCCAACGCATCGATGTACTTCCTTAATACGAAGTACCTCAAGCTCACTGGTATGAACGGACATTGGTGGACCACAACGCCATTCCAGCAAGGTACAGTAGCACAGAAAGATGCTCGTTACGCCATCGTCTTGGCCTACGGACAGCTTACTTGCTCCAACCGTGCACGTCAAGGTTACTTGTCAGCTGACATTGCATAAATAGTTAATTAGCTTCGGCTAGTTAAAATAGGTTTAGCTGGTGCTAAGAGTTGAAAGGTTGTCATCCTTCGGGCAACTCTCTTGGTGCCAGCTATTTCCTTTTTAAGTGGAAAATTTTGTATAGTATATAAAGAACAAATTATCAATGAAGGATTAAACATATGACAAGACAACCAGTATTTACAAGTCAAGTTTTAGCAGGATGTGAGATGTATAATTCTCCAAGACCTGGACAAGATGTTGCAGGGATTATGCCTAACTACGTACAATCTAATACTGAACTTGCCCCACCCTCTGGTGTAGAATACATTCCACCAATACCAACTTGCACACATTGGAATGAAATGAAAGAAAAAAGATGCCGCGCACCTAAAGCTAAAGGAACTGATTTCTGCATCGGTCATTTAAATCAACAGGCTAAATTAGCAAAATCTAAAGAATAGGAATTTAACATGGCAATAGACCCAACAGGTGGTTTAAATTGTTTTAATTTAATATCACTGCTTGAGAGCCTTTCTCAATTAGCAATCGGCCCCAATGAAAATACTGATGACATTAGCCAAGACCTAGTAGTGCAATTTCTTAAAGAAGGTTTTCAAACAATTGTAGATTCTGAAGTTCGTTGGCCTTGGTTCGAAGCAAACTATGTTACTACGGTAGAAGAAGGACTTCAATTAATATTTGGTGATGATGAAGCTTTTACTATTGTAAACACAACTGCACCAGCAAGTATGATTCCAGATTTGCCAGTTAGTATAGAAGGGTACATATACGAAAACCCTAGTACTCTTGAGCTTACACCAGTTCCTGGTATTAAAGAAATAACTAACGTTATTGCCATTCAAGGAATTGAAGAGTATGCTGGTTTTGGTCTTGAGTTAATTTATATTAGTCAACATCAAGCTGAAAGAATTTGGATCGGTTCTAATAACCAAATTAATATTCCAGCTTATTTCTCTTTGTATTCAAATTCATTGTACTTATGGCCGCGCCCAAACCAAACATACTTGTTACAAGTCAGAGGATACCGTCAACCAAACTTAAATTGGTTGTCTGATGCTAACCAAAACAACCCAGCAAGTACTGCATATGTAGACTTGGACAATGAACTACAGGCATGCTTGATTGCTTATACAATGTCACGCATCTATCAGTTCCAAGAAGATGCTGAAATGTCACAAGTCTATAGAGAACAATTTGTTACAAACTTGAAGAACTATCAAGATTACCTAACAGCACCATCTAGCAATCAACCAATAATTTATTCTGGTGGATTACAACTTAGCGGATCTAGATATGGGTTGGGTCCAGGAATAAGAATATCCCCGGGTGCAGGCAATGGTCCCGCATTAGGAGCAGCTTGGTAAATAATGGCTAACATTATAGTACAAGAAGCTTTTAACTTTACCGGTGGGCTTAACTTTCGTGCTGACCAATTTCAATTAAAGCCTGCTGAATCACCAGGGATGCTTAACGTAGAGATTGACCCACGTGGTGGTGTTTTTTCTCGTGCCGGCTTTCAAAAAATAAATCCTACTGCAATAGCATTTGCTGGAGCATGGAATCCTAAAACAATTTATAACTATAAATATACTGGTTCTCCGCGCATAATGCTTTCAACTGGGTTTCAAACTTCTGGTTCAGTAGATGGTAAAGTTTATGTTTCTTCTGGTGGTGATTTTAGTTATTTAAATAGTGCATTATCTACACCATTAGTAGTTGAATCTTTAAACGGTGCATCATTTACTCAATGGGAAGATACTTTGTATATTGCGCTTGGTAAGAGTGCAACTCAAATGTATAAGTGGACTGTAGGAGATACATACGCAACCGCACTAGCAGCATCTGGCCCCACATGGCAGCCATACCAATTACCAGTTGGTGGTTATATGCCGAGCGCAGAACTAACAATGGCTCATGCTAATAAATTATTTGTAGCTAATACTTATGAAGACGGTACAGCATACAGCAATAGACTTCGCTGGTCGCACGAAAGCTCACCAGAGAACTGGTTCCAAGATGACTATATCGATATCATTGCTGGTGGAGATGGTATACGTGGCATCCAAATAGTTGATGGACAATTATTAATATTTAAACCTAAAGCTGTTTATCTTCTTATGGGCTATGATGCTGACTCATTCCAACTTGTAGAAATTACAACTAACTT